GTTTAACCAACCAAATGATAATGCTAATACATTAATGAGTGTATATGAAAGATTTAGTAAACTAGCTGATGACCATTCAGGCATACCGTCTTATTTGCAAGGCGACATAAATGTTAAAGGAGCTGGACGCACAGCGTCAGGTCTTTCAATGTTAATGGGGTCTGCAGGGAAAGGTATACGTCAAGTAGTTATGCATATTGATTCTGATGTTATAAAGCCTGTTGTACATAGACAGTTTGTATATAACATGAGATATGATGAAGACGAATCAATTAAAGGTGACGTAGAGATTCTACCAAAAGGTGCAATCAATCTCGCAGTTAAAGAAACTGTTAACGTCCGTAGAATAGAATTTCTTAACGCAACCGCCAACGAAGTCGATATGGGCATTGTTGGTAAAGAAGGCCGTGCAGCGATACTTCGTGAAGTGGCTAAGAGTTTGCAAATGCCTGTGGATGAAATCGTTCCGTCTAGGGAAAAAAATACTTATCTACAAGAGTTGACCGCAAGGCAGCAGATTGCGGCTGAACAAGCCCAGCAACCTCCTGTACAAAGTGGTACTCCAACTCAGCCAGATGGTAGCCCAAAAGGTGGAATGGATGCAAACATAGTTAACAACCGTAGCACGGGGGGTAAGTCATGATAAGACCAGACCTTGAAGTTGTTAAATCTTTAGCGACTGTTGAACGACAGCATTCTGACATTGTAAAATGGTTAGAAGCATGGCGTAAACATGAACTAGAGCAGCTACCAAATGTTACACAGAATGTGGCACACGCACAGGGACGGTGTCAGATTTTAGGAGAGTTATTGGAACTCATTAAAAAGTCCCCAGAATATACAGCAAAGTCATGAGACAGCTGTTAAATAACGCATACCAATAGGAGCGAAACATTATGGCACTACCAAAGCAAGTTCAAAAACAATCTGAGGATGTACAAGCGTTGTACAAGGAACTCAATGGCGAAACAGATAAGAATGCTAAAGAAGAAAGTGTAGGCGAAACTGCACCAGAAGCTAAGGCTGAGACTGAGACTGAAGTACCCGCTGAAGTAACAACATCGACACCTTCCGACAGTGTAGAAGAGCAAGCACCCAAGTCTGAGACTGAAGAGCACAGTGAATCAGACACGCAAGTAAAGAAAGAATCATGGCAGCAAAAGTACAAAACGCTACAAGGCATGTATAATACTGACGTTCCACGATTAAATTCGGCGAACAAAAATTTAAATGACCGTGTATTACAACTTGAATCTTTGCTAGGAGACCTTAACAAACAAGAAGCACCAGTGCAGGAAGCACCTATCGAAAAGTTAATAACTGACGATGATGTAAAAGAGTACGGGGATTCTATAGATGTTATGCGTAGAGCAGCAAAAGAAGAAGTAGCAGGACAATTGGGTCGTGTTAAAGAGTTGGAAGCAGAGATAGAGAAGTTGAAAGGAGTTGTGCCACAAGTGCAACAAGTTCAACAACAACAAAAATCTAGCTCTGAACAGCAGTTTTGGAATACTTTAAATACAGAGGTACCTAACTGGAATGAAATTAATAGTAACCCTGATTTTCAATCGTGGTTGCTTGAGATTGACCCCCTAACAGGTATGTCTAGACAAACATATTTAGAGGATGCCCAAAAGAGATTAGATACTAAAAGAGTAATCTCATTCTTTTCTACTTATGAACAGGCTACTGGTAATGTTAATAGTGCTCGTGAGACCCGCAGTTCTAATCCAGAACTAGAAAAACAGGTTGCACCAGGGCGAGGACGCTCTACGAAACCTATTGCTAGTGAAGGCAAGACATACACTAGAGATGACATCACAAAGTTTTTTGAAGATGTTAGATTTGGTAAGTATAAAGGCCGTGAAGAAGAACGTGCAAAAAAAGAGCGTGACATTTTTGCCGCACAGCAAGAAGGTCGCATTGCGTAATTTAACAAACTAGGAGGCTATTATGGCTTTTGGAACAGCACCAGGCAATCCGTCGTATACAGGAAACTTTATACCTGAGATTTGGTCTGGTAAGTTGATTGAGAATTTCTATGATGCTACGGTATTATCAGCAATCTCAAACACTGACTATGAAGGAGAGATAAGGTCTATGGGAGATACGGTCAACATCCGTACAACACCAGAGATTACTATCAAAACATATGTAAAGGGGCAAACGCTTGCGGTTGAAAACCCTGACAAAAATAAACTACAACTTCTAATTGACAAAGGCGAATATTTCGCATGTGTCGAAGACGACGTTGACCAAGTACAAACAGACATGGCTCTTATGGACATGTGGTCTAAAGACGCTTCAGAGCGTATGAAGATTAAAATTGACCAAAGAGTATTAACTGATTTGTTACCTGATGTATCTGCATCAAACAAAGGAACATCCGCTGGAGCAATCTCTGGTGACATCGACCTTGGTGTAGCAGGTACCCCAGAAGCACTTACTACTTCAAATGTAATTGGTAAGATTGTGGATATGGGAACAGTTCTTGATGAGGCTAACTGTCCTGAAACAGGGCGTTTTCTTGTAATACCTGCTAAAATGGCTGGTCTAATCAAGCAATCAGACTTAAAAGATGCATCTATTACTGGTGATGGAAACACACCATTAAGAAATGGTCGTCTAGGTATGATTGATAGATTTACAGTATATGTAAGTCATAACCTACTTAAGAGCGGAAGTGAGTTCAGCGTAATTGGTGGACACACAATGGGGTTTACATTTGCGTCACAAATGACAAATATGGAAACAATCCGTTCAGAAACAACTTTTGGTAACATCATTCGTGGTCTTCAAGTTTACGGTTATAAAGTCGTTAAACCTGAAGCACTTGCTACAATGATTGTTACTGTTTAATAGGAGGTCAACATGGCGGCATATACAGATACGCATGGCTTTAATAAAGGAACTGCAGCACACCCTGCTCAGGGAATTAATAGAGTCGGCTACATGGAAGTCGAATTAGACTTCGCTAAAATTACAGCGGATAGAGTTACAGCGGGTGCAACAGCACTTGCAACTGGTGATTCTCTCCAAGTACTTAACATACCAGCTAACACATTAGTGATGGCTGTTGGGGCAACAACCCTAACTGCTGAAGGTGCAGCATCTACATTTGACATCGGGTTAACTGGTGGTGATGTTGATGGGTTTATTGATGGAGGGAATGCTAATGCAGCAGGAACTTCTTCATCAAACGGTGCACTTTTAAACGGAGATAATAACAGTCATTATTTTGCGGCTGCAGATACTATTGATATGCTTATTGGTGTATCAGGTGCTGTAACTGATTTGGCTAAAATCAAAGTTTGGGCAGTTATAGCTGATTGCTCATAACGTAAAACATATGGTCGGGGGGTAACTTTAACCCCCCGATTATTTAAATGGAGAGAAAAATGGCGGGCAAATGGTTAAGGAATATAGTTGATGGAACAATTTATGGTTGGAATGAGATACTAGCTGAGAATCCTAAAATTGAAGAAGTTACTGAGGAGCAAGCGTTTCCAGAAAAGTTTATGACTAAGGAACAAAAAACTCGTAAACCAAAAATTAGTTTAAAAACTAAAGAGGTTGTAAAACCAGATGATACATCTATAGAATTAGCAGAAGAAGTTACACGAAGTGTAGAAAAAGCTAGGAC